ACTTCATCTGGTATGTATCTTAAACATACTGTCGAGCCGATTTTAACGACGGTTCCTTGTTTAGGGTTCGAACCTATAACCTGAGAATCAAAACAGTCCTTATATCGTGGATTTGCTTCCTTTATGGTTAGTTTGCTTGTAGAACTTTTTAGTCCACAATCCTCTAACATCCTCACTGCTTGTTCCAGATCTATTGGAAATCCTTTATGATATAATTCTGGTATCTTAATCTTTTCTTCTGTTTTTTCAGAAGATTTATTCTTTGCATTATTGATAGCATTTGCCACCAAAGGTGTTGCCGCGGTTGCCAAACCAGCAAGTGCACTTATGACACCGATAACATCTGTTGAACCTTTATTATTTTTATTCGTATTATTCGTTCCCAATGTATATCCCTCTCAATCAAATAATATATGGGCAATAAAAAAGTGCGCCTCCAACAGAAGACGCACCGAAAAAATGCATCTCCCATTGTTGCCACACAATCTCGCTCCGTTTAAGGGTATGAGTAAAGAGAGAATACACTTTTTACCAAAATGAATTCCCTTAAACGAATTTGCGATATTTGATTGTGTGGCACTTATACTATACCATAAACCGTTGATAAAGAAAAGATTTTTTTATTAGCTCTTGACATTTTCTTCAACCTGTGATATGAGCCTGTTTTCTGAGATCGTCATAAACCATTCTCATCCCATCTTCAAAGTACACTAATATACTCATATACCCAAACGGACGAAAATATACGGATGACCGCGACAACCTTGGATAAATTGACTTGAAATTTTCATATAAACTCTCCCAACTAATCTTGCTCATGATTTCCTCCATTTTTTACTCGTGGTCAAAAACCCACTTTTTTTTCGCTATTACTATATATATTTAAACTTTCTATCATAATAGTTTAAGAAAAAAAGTGGGAAAGTGGGCTTTGAGCCCGCAAACCCGCATAAATACTGGGTTTTTACTGACCAAATCGGGGTTTTAAAAGTGGGCACAAAGTGGGCAAATGACCACAAATTTGACCAAAATCGTCCGAATCCTTCCCCAAAATTCCCCTCATTTTCCAAAAAGCCCAAATAAAAGTGACCAAAGCCCGTTTTTCAAAACTCAAAAGTGGGCGTAATTTTCACCCACCTTCAAGCTTTGTACAGACGTTTTTAATAGTTTCTCCTCTGGTAAGGTAAATGTTTCCGAGCAATCGGACGGTAAGAATATTGTTTAATGAAAGATTCTCTTCGGAATTTTTTCAAAGACATCCCATATCGAGCCGGAGAGCTTAGACTCTTTTTTCTTTTGTTTTCGGATACCGATAAGCCAAATCCGAATGCCTCAGCCAGAGCGTCCGCCATCTCTTTTACTTTCACGGCAAATTCGTCAAACGCTTTGACAAGAGCGTCCATAGTCTTCTGCCAATCATCCATAACGTTATACCTCCCGAACATCATAAATTCGTTTTAGCGATACTTTTTGTATCTTACCGTCTTTCTGAACCATCGCATAATCACCACTCCAAAAACTTGTCCCTATCTGCAACAGTTCATAAATTTCCGTGTTTAATTTACATTTGGAGCAATCATCAACCACATCAAATATCTGTTGTGTCTCCACACAGGCTGAACAAGTAGCATGATCCGGTTTTACTTTGCAAATTTTCATGAGACAGATCACCTCCAAATCCGTCCGGTTCGTTTATCCTTAATAACGATTCGCTCTTCAATATGGAAGTCAGACAGTTCACACAACGTAAAAATGGTTTCCAATAGTTTATGGAACCGGTCCTCTTCCTGCTCAATGTTTTTCAGTGCTTCATAGGCAGTCGGATCGGAATACCCCTCAGCATTTTTTCGACAATCATTTTTAATACCCATCTCGTCCTCCCCACCGGAATGAATCATCCATATAGGTCGCAGACGAGTTGACTGCCTTTAACACAATCAGACCAATCAGACTCGCCAGTCCAACGACACACGCAATAATTCCCATTACACATTTCATGTTGCTTCACCCTCACTTTCAACTAATTTTACACCGCCATATTCCCACAAATCCTCTTTCAGCTTTTCCATGTCCAGCTCACCATTTTGCCAACGTTCGTAGTATTCCAGAACCAGCTCGGTAAACTTCGGAATGCGCTTTGCGTAGGATTTCGTCCAATAATGGTCCATCAGCACTTCCAGCGGCAGAGTCAGGAGCAGAACCATCGCGGTGTTTATGGCATCATCCATAGCTTCCTGCTTGATTCGCTCCAGCTCTTTCCCCACCTGTTCACGGACGGCCGCATCGAGCTGCGCTTTCGTGAGATTGTATGTAGCGGTCTTTTCTTTTTGCGCTAATTTCTGAGCACGTCTCCTCTCGGCTCGTCCCATCATCCTCATCCCCTTCATAAATCCAGTTCGTTTTCGCAAAGAACAGCGGTACTCCCATAATCAGGGAAAATAAAAAGAACGTTGCATCCCATTCAATCGGGACTGACAACGCTCCAATCAAGACAATCAGGATAGCATAGATTTTATTTTTCGGCTCCACATAGTTACTCTCCCTTACTCTGGTCTTTGGCAAGAATTTTTGCCTCTTCCAATTTTGTGTATCCTTTGGCTGAGGCACAATGTTCGATGCATTTGCAGATTCTGGAAATCAGAGCATACAAACAAATATATGCCAGCAAAATACAAATCAAGGTTTGAATAAAAATCATATGTTTATCTCCTTTCCATCAGCATAAAATTTAACTTTTTCTCCAATAATAATCTCCGAATACGGCAGTGTCTCAATCCATTTGCAGAATTCCACCCACTCGTCGAGCTTGTGGCTCTTTCGCATAGGATAAATACCGGCCAGTACTTCATAGTTCAGCATGATCGTCCGTTTCTGGTTATAGGAAGAGGGTAGAAGCTGGATCATCTGCCACCAGTATTTCTTGTCTTTGGTTTCGATGTATTTTTCTCTATAAATATTCAGAGCGTTAATTACGGTATAAAGAATGTCAAGAGGTGTACTTTGACATTCGTCTCCTGCCGCAATATCCCAGATTTCGCCAAAAGAATCAATCAAATGTTCACAACTGAAATCCTCCGGTGCAAACTCCTTTTCTGCGATCTTATGCATGGTGGAACAAGAATTTGCAACAGTACCAACTTTGTAAGTATCGAACTCCTTCCACCAATAAAGCGGAGCAGTAATATCTGCATAGACTGCAATCATCCTCCGATACTTTGCGTGAGTCGGACCACCCGCTGCAAGTCGCATCATCAAATCATGGTCTGCTTTACCAAGCTGCCACGAATGATCATATGTATGCTCGCAATCATAAGCAGCACAACTTTTACATCCAATACCATCATCTCCGCCTTTACAGATACCGCTATCCGATTTTTGCCAACTATTCATCGGATTTCGCATTCCCCTGATGACATGTTCCCATCCCATAATTTCTACATTTTCAATTTTGATCATTAAATTCTTTCTCCTTTATTTCTTCTTGAATGACACGAGCAATATCCTGTAAAGAATCCAACTTTTTCCCACAGCACTTTGCTGCCGACTGAGCGAGAAATTCATCAGCTTCTAAGCTCCAAGTTTCATAATAGTTTGGTCTTATCCCTGCCATTTTATATACATCACCACACCGGAATGAAACCCTAATATGATTACATATATCAATGACTGCTCGATGCTTGTCAACATACATATTTTTTCGAATATCTGGAAGATAGTTGATTAAATCATACATTGCCTCAAGCACATCTTTACACTTATCTCGGTGAATTATAATGAGTATGTCATTATTCATTTTCGAATTTCTCCATTTCTGATAGCATCTGATTCTCTTCATCGCAAAAACAAATATCGGTTGGATCAACTCGTCTGACTCCATCTGAAAACTCTACAATACCGAATATCTTGCTGAATACCCCAGCCGGAGCTCCTCCTATTAGAGGACTGGCTTCCAAAGGTTTTGAGTAATGTTCCCATGCATGGAAATATCCAAGTTTATCGTTTACAGTACAAAGCCTTGTTTTCCATTCTATCTGCATATCAACTCCTGCCATTACAATTTTCCTTTCTGTTGCTGTCTAAATTTCCGATATTGTCTGCTATATTTTCTCAATATCAAATCTAGCATTATTGAATTCGTTTGCTCCGTAGACTCCGGCATAGTGGTTAAATATGGGTAGTTCTCTTTATCGTCTATTAACGTTTTAAAAATCAAGTCTAACGCATACTGTGCGTTAATAGGTGGATCACACAATTCAAAGTCTTTATCCCTATACCATTCGTCCACTATCCTTTGAAAACCCTCAAAAGATATATCGTCACCCCAAATCATTACAAATTTCTCCTTTCTCGCTCCAATTTCACATCAATCGCTTTCTGCAAATCTTCCGGCTTAATATCAAAAATGGACTCCAGGAAGTTTAGGCAAATATACGCATCTGCCATCTCTTCCAAGAGTCCTATTCTGTCGCCATAACCACGAACCTGTTTGCTGACTTGCTGCTGAAGCTCTGCAAATTCCTCCATTGCTACCGTACATTTCGTCTTCCAAGAATACTTTTGAAGACTCTTTCGAATGATTCGTCTCCTTTCTTTTTCAGAAAGTTGAATATCACCTTTTAGTCCTTGAATAAATCTACTTCGATTCATTTTCTTTATCGTCCTCCACAACATCACATCTCTGACAATCATTATTTGATGCTCCAAAATATTCGCGGCAATGTTTTCTCATGTTGTATTCTACCTCCGTTATTTCAACAAATTTATTGTTTTCTTCTTTGAAGAATCGGTTAATTTCTACCTTGTATCCTTCCGGTACAATCGCATACAGAATTCCGACTGTATCATAATCTCCATTTTTAGAATCGACGAGGAAATCTTCACAATACACTTTGAAAGGCTTACTTTCAGGGAAATATGGCATGGTAATCGGGAATTTTTCCTCCATCACACGATCAATTAAACCGCTATGATACGAAGCATTTGGGTTATCCAAATTGATACCGCAGAACCGGTCTACATCTCGATATTTTACCGTCCCATCAGCATACACATACTTAAATAATGAGCTCATGCGCTTACACTGATAATTGACAACTTCTCCTCGATGACCACTTCGATCTCTAGCATCGCTCCAGACATCTTCCGTATCTACAATAGGGGTGAGCGGTTTTCCTTCAATCATGCGAACCAAAATATACTTTGTCATACCGATACTAAATCCAGAATGACCGTCTTCCAGAAGGCTTCGATATGCTTTTAAGGCACTTTCGAAGCAAGCACAACCATAATCCTGTTCTTCCTCTTTTGTTCCGGATGCTTTTCTCTCATGTTCACAGGCGATTCGAACTTCATTCTCTACCCATAATTCCATATTCGATTTTTCTCGGCAGGAACTGATAAGACGATTACGATCATCAATATATTCGTTGGCGAATATCTTTCTCGTATCAGAGCCAAAGCTATCGATGATTTCAGGAAGGTTCTCATTGACTGCATTGAAAATCAAACCATAATTGTAGCACCAATTGATTGCTTTCCGAAGCATATCACCAACACGACAGGTCCAAAGAATTAGTTTGTCCCCTTCTGCCTGTCTTTTTCTAAGATAGTAAATCATATCTTCATTTGCCTCACCAATCTCTGGCCACTTGTTTTCACATAAAGTTCCATCAAAATCTACTGCGATAATTTTAGAATTCATATCATTTTCTCCTTCTTACTCTTCTGAATTTATCTACGCTCTTTATCACACCGGTATTCTTATTGATAATGCGATAATAAAAATCTGTTTCCTCCACCAGCATCCAATCTTTACAATTAAGATAATGAGCAGACAGACATTCTTTCTGTTCACGGGTTAATTTCTTCGGTTGTTTCATCTTCCTCTCCTTCAAAAAGACATAAAAATAGCCCGAATTCACTAATTAAAAAGAATCCGAGCCAAAATATGTCTAATTCTGTAGTTCATTTTTTTTCTTTGATCTCATCCAACTTTGTTTTCATTTTTTCCAGAATATCTTCAATGGTCTTTCTAGTCTTTGGATGCAGCTTCATATACTTACAATGCTCATCGTACCAGCCGAATATCTCATCCAGCTTTCCTTTTTGCCAACTAAATGCCCACCAATCACAAATCATCTCGATGATATAATTGTATGGCATCTCCAAAATAATTTCTCCCTCTTTCGGATCATCATTTATCAAAATCCAATATTGCCAGTGATGAGGGTTTCTATGCAGATGTAACAACCAAGCTTTTTGATAATTTTGCATAACCGCATAAGAACGATTTCCTCCATAAAAATACGCATCGTAAGCCTCATATTCATCCTGTTCATCTTTGGATTTATCATGTGCAAATTCAATTTGCCATCCATAATCGAATCCATCGACTAGAAGTTCTGGAAGATTTTCAGCAATCCAGTCAAATCCTCTTTTTACATTAGAACGATGCTGAGTTAAATATTGATCGTACTGAAAGCTCACTTGTCCGCTCCTTTCTTCTGAATGGTAAGTTTTCGATAAAGCTCGTATGCTTCCTTTCCTTGATAGGCATTGATGACATCCACTCGCCCGTTTTTCTGACTACCAACAATTAAAACACCAACATCTTTTCCACGAGAAAAATCCCAACTTACAATAACACTATCTGTCGATTTCATTTTTTCTTTTCCTCCCACATAATAGGTTTACGGGAATTCAGATTACAACCGTGTTCTAAGCATCTATTACAAGGATCGAATTTTTCCTCCAATTCCTTGTGCTGACACGTCTTGCAATATTTTTCAAAATTAACTTCTAAATACTCTTCGTTCATAGTTTTAATAAATCCTTTCTTCACAATCTACATTGAACACATGCCTTCCATCGTAGAAAATATCAATATCTGAGGAATAGTAACCATTCTGATCCGAATAGCAAGGGATAAAGAACATCGGTGTTCCTTTGCTTCCAAATCTAAAGCCATTTTCTGGAACCACTTCGAATATCAAGTCATTTTCAAACTCGTATTCTAATGCCAAATCTTCGAGCTGCTCAAAATCTGCATAATTTGTTTCACAACAATCCTGTTCGTGGTCAAATGTGATTCTTGAACCATTATCAAAAAGGATATAATTCGTATTTACTTCCTTGATTTTCATAACATCGCTCCTTCTAAAAATAGTATCTAAGCCATACTGCATAAAGTTTTTGTTGAGAACTACAACCTTCTAGCAATTTCCAAAATTCTGTCAATGATAAAGCTTTTATCTTTATAGACAACATCCATAAAAATACTCGAATACCTACTATTAACTCTTTTAAATACTCTTCGTTCATAATAAACCGCCCATTTGATATAAAAAAAGAAAGAGCCTGCGATTTTTCAACCACAGGTCCTTTCTGACATAATTGCTTCTTGGTTACGCTTCGATATCCCTCTGAGTGTCCTCAATCAACCCATCGAGTTTGGATTTGACTTTTTCGTATTCCCCTTCCTCCAGCAACTCTCTGAGTTCGATAAGAACCCTCAAAAGTTTTCTACTAAACGCAACAAATTCTTTCATATTGTCTTCCATTTACCTGCCTCCTTTAGCAAGCCCTTTCTTTTAAGATAAGGTAAATATACCTTTCATTATAGGGCATGTTATTTTTGCGAATTTTCTTAAATTAGATTTGCTCCTTCGGTACACGAATATAAGCAGAAGCAACAAAGCCTACTCCAGTACCAATCATCACAAGACCAATAATCAATCTGTTCTGAGCAGATGATAAAATTTCTTTACAAGTGTTGATTTTTTCGCTCATAAACTTCTTGACACCCCTCCCAGCCTTCTGTAAAATATCAAACATTCTTGATACCTCCTATTTTTAATATTAACACAAGCTTGGCGGTATTGCTATAAGATTGTTACCACTTCACAAATCTTGTTTCGTTAAAATCCTTCTTCTCCTTTAATGCTTTACTGATTGCTAAATCGATTCCGCTCCGAGATTTCAAGTGATAGTAATACAAATCTTTGAATGGTGTATTCAACCTGTCTATTCGCCCCGCAGATTGCTGCATGATTTTGTAGGAATAATTCTGCGAATAGAATATAATCGTATCAGTTTTAATACAATTCCATCCTTCAGCTCCTGCGTTATATTGGACAAGATACACCCAGCTTTCTGATTTTGGAATAGGTTGATGTTTATGGCCATTCCATTCCGCGATTTCAAAATACATAGTATCTGCATGTGGAATAAACAATTCTTTTAAAAGCTCCAACTCATAATCAAAATTGTAAAATATAATGGCTCTTGGATGCTTTTCTACAATTTCCAGCAGTGCAAGTTGTCTTGATTCGTCTGTATTCACAATTTTTCGCCATATATAACAAAGACCGGCTGCGTTTGTAATCGGTTCATTCTTGTACGGGTCCCATCTGGTTCTTCCCACATCTTTATATTGCTCGATACTATACCGCACAAACACATCTTCGTGATGTGAAACTGTTTGTCGCTTGAAATCCATATTCACCAAAATTCGATTTCTTAGACGGATCAATCGTCCAGTGTTTAGATATTGGTCAATCTTTGGAAATTTGCTAAATCTGCTATATACCACATGCTCCCGGATGAACTCTGTTCGGTTTTTGTA